TGCCTCGGCTCAGGTTCTTGGCCCAACGGGCGCAGTAGGCGACTACCTGCATCGCCTGATCTGCACGGTCACGACTGGCGCGACTGGCAATGTTGTGATTGTCGATGGCACGGGTACGGGCATTCTCACGCATACTGTCCTTCCGGCCAGCGCGTCTGTAATCCCCGGCGTGTATAACATTGAACTTAATGCCGTGTCGGCCAACGGCGCGTGGAAAGTCACCACGGGCGCTGGCGTAGAAGTCATGGCTGTCGGCATCTTCTCGTGACCGCAGCATGGACGCGCAGCGAAGGTAAGAACAAGGCGGGCGGTTTAAACGCCAAGGGCCGTGCGTCTTATCATGCCCAGACAGGCGGGACGCTAAAGCCCCCTGTCAAGGGCGGTGACAATCCCCGCCGCGCGTCTTTCCTTGCTCGGATGGGCGGTATGCCGGGTCCAATGGAGAAGAACGGCAAGCCTACACGCTTGGCGTTAGCCTTAAAAGCTTGGGGCGCGTCCAGCAAAGCAGATGCCAAGTCCAAGGCTGCAGCAATTTCTAGTCGTAACAAATAAGGAATACACCATGCCTCATAACGCCAAAAAAATGGCCGAAATTCTGCAGCGCATACAGTTGGCCCGTCAGGCTGATGACGGAATGCCGCCTACCGGAGAATACAACGGCGGTGGTGACATTGTTACGCCGCAGCCGCCAATGCAGATGCAGCCAAACGGGGGGCAGAATATAGATGCTGCGGCGCAAAGAATGCAAGAAATTGAAGCAGCAAAAGCGCGTATGCAAGAACAGCAGATGCGAGCCAACCCATTGCAGCAGCGGTCCAGCCCTATGGGCCAAACGGTTCCGCAGCCAATGGGCCGTATGATGCCGCCGCGTTAATACGACATTAAGGAATTAGACGATGGCATTGGAAAAAGTCGATTCGACTGTCAATAAGCTCTTGGGCAGCGTCCATGCGTACAATGGCGAGTACAAGAAGTGGGAAGCGCGTACCACAAAAATCATCCGCCGCTACCGGGATGACCAAGGTACTGGCACCGGCATGGCGAACGAGGCTGCGCGGTTCAATATACTTTGGTCCAACGTCAATACGCTAGTTCCGGCTGTGTATGCCCGTCTGCCCAAGGCCGATGTGTCTCGGCGTTTTGGCGACAATGACCCCGTTGGCCGCGTTGCGTCTTTGCTGATTGAGCGGGCGCTTGATTACGAAATTGAGCATTATCCTGATTTCCGTTCAGCCATGCGTCATTCAGTTGAGGATCGGTTCCTTGGCGGGCGCGGCGTGTCGTGGGTGCGCTATGACCCGCATATCAAACAGCAGGACGTACCCGAAGATGGCTACCAAATCACCGAAGACATCGAAGAAGGCGAGTCCAAAGAAGCCGAAGGCGACATCCACAATCAAACCGCCGGGAACGATGGCCCCCCTGAAGAAATTGACTATGAGTGCGCCCCCACCGACTACGTTCACTGGCGTGATTTCGGCCATTCTTGCGCTCGTACTTGGGAAGAAGTAACGCAGGTCTGGCGCTGGGTTTATATGTCCAAGGATGCGTTTACGGAACGCTTTGGCAAGAAGCTGGCCAAGAAGATTTCGTTTAACAGCAGCCCGGACGGTCTGACCAAGTACGGCCAAAAGGAAAAGACTAACGACAAAGCTAAGGTCTGCGAACTGTGGGACAAGGAAACCGCCAAGGTTTATTGGTTCATGGAAAACTATGCGGAGCTTTTAGACGAGCGGGACGACCCGCTTGGTCTGGAATGCTTCTTCCCGTGCGCCAAGCCGCTGTACGCAACGACCACCAGCGATAGCCTCATCCCAGTGCCGGACTTTATCCTGTATCAGGATCAGGCCAACGAACTAGACATCCTGACTGACCGCATTGACGGTCTGGTCAAATCCCTGCGCGTCCGTGGTGTGTATGATGCTTCTCAGCCAGCACTGCAGCGTTTGTTGACGGAAGGTGACAACAACACGTTGATCCCTGTCGATAAATGGATGGCCTTCAGCGAGAAAGGTGGCCTGAAGGGTTCTATCGACCTTCTGCCCATCGAGACGTTGGCCTCCGCGCTCATCAACTGTTACCAGGCACAGGCCAACATTAAGGGGCAGATTTATGAAATCACGGGTATTTCAGACATTCTGCGCGGCGCTGGTGCGGCTTCTGAATCGGCGACGGCCCAGCAGCTCAAGGGACAATATGCTGGCTTGCGACTGCGAGCTATGCAGGAGAGCGTTGCACTCTTTGCGAGCGAACTACTTCGACTAAAGGCGCAGATTATCTGCACCAAGTTCCAGCCTGAAACTATCCTTCATCTAGCTGCGGCTGAACAAATGTCGCCTGCAGATCAGCAGATGATCCCCCAAGCCTTGCAACTGATGAAGGATAGTCCCCTACGTTCGTTCCGCATTCAGGTCGCCGCCGACAGTCTGGTCCAGCTTGACGAAAACCAGAACAAGCAAGACCGCGTTGAATTCCTGACGGCCTTTTCCAACTTCCTGCGGGAAGCGGTCCCGGCTGGCCAGTCCTCGCCTGAAATGGTGCCTATGTTGATGGACATCGTTAAATTTGGCATTGGCGGGTTTAAACAGGCCCGGACCATCGAAGGGTCCATTGATGCTGCACTGCAAAAGATGGTTGAAGCCAGCGCCCAGAAGGCCCAGAACCCGCAGCCCAATCCTGAGATGCTTAAGGCACAGGCTGCCGAAAAGACGGCCCAGATGAAGGTTCAGGCCGACGCACAGGGCCAGCAGGCTCGCGCACAGGCTGACATGCAGATTGAGCAGATGAAGCTGCAGATGGAATCTCAGCTTGAAAACCAGCGCCAACAGCACGAAGCCCAGCTTAAGATGCAGGAACTGGCTGCCAAGGAGCAGTTTGATCGCTGGAAGACGGAACTGGACGCCGCTACCAAAATCATGGTTGCCCGCATCGCCGCCAACCCCGGCATGGACCTACCCATGATTGAGGCACAGCAGGCGGCCACGCAGACCATCACCGAAGATTTGGGCCATAACGTCCGCATGGCTATGGACCAGATGACAAACGCTCACAACAACATGGCCAACATGCACGGGGAAGCCATGAATAAGCTGCACGATGTCCTTCAGGCCGCCAATGCGCCCAAACGGATCGTGCGCGGCCCTGATGGTAGGGCGCTTGGCGTTGAGCCTGTACCGACTGCACCGCAGGGAATGATCCAGTGATTACGACGACCAAAGGCAATATGGACGAAGCGTTGCTTGAAAAGCGCGAAGGCCAGTTTGAAGACGACAATGAATCAACCACATGGGTTGAATATTGGGATGGCGATGAAATGGTCCACCGCTCGGTCCATGTCCATCTGAAGAAACCCATGATTTCCACATCTGAAATTGGAGGCTTTTCGTGAGCAACACACAAGCAATGGCAACGTCCTTTAAGGGCGAAATCCTGTCTGGCATCCACGCCCTTGGCACGACGGTCATTAGGGCTGGCACCGGGGCGGACACGCTCAAGGCCGCGCTGTACCTAGCCTCGGCCACAATCAATGCGGCCACTACGGCCTACACCGTGACCGGCGAAGTGTCTGGTACGGGCTACTCGGCGGGCGGCGTCACTGTCACCAATGCCACGGCCCCCACAACCAGCGGCACGACTGGCTATTGGACGCCTTCAGCCAGCCTGACCTACACGACTGTCACGCTGACCACAGCCTTTGATTGCGTTCTGATCTACAACTCAACCCAGAGCAACAAGGCTATTTCGGCCCATACGTTTGGTTCGCAGACCGTGACCGCCGGGACATTCACGTTGACCATGCCGACTAGTGACGCGACCAACGCTCTTATCCGCATTGCCTAATGGCGGCGCAGGGTCCGTGGGACACAGGCACTTGGGATACAGCCCTTTGGGATAGCCTCCCAATCACGGGCAATGCTGCAACGGGATCACCCGGCAGCGTAGGCGTAGGTGCGCGTACCGTTGCCCTGACGGGCGTGGAGGCCACTGGGGCGGTAGGAACCGTCAGTGAGTCAGATGCCGACCCATTAACCGGAAATGCCGCTACAGGTGCCGTGGGGACCGCTGGCGCGGTCAATACGATTGCTTTGACAGGCGTTCAGGCCACGGGGGCAGTTGGGACCGTCTCAGAGACAGACGCGGACCCGCTAGTCGGCAACTCTGCCACCGGCCAAGTAGGGACCGTAGGCTTTGGCGGTGTCACGGTCGCCCTGACAGGCGCGGAAGCCACGGGCGCGGCAGGCACGGTATTTTACACCCCAGAGCCAATCATCATTGTTGATGACACCCATGACGGCGATTACCACAAGAAACTACAGAAGCGTTTTGATGAGGAAAAACAACGGCTTGAGCAGAGGCGCAAAGACGTTATTGCGGCCTACGAGCGTATTGTTGAAGGCAAGCCTGACCTAGCCAAAGAACTTACGGCTGGGTTTGAAGTAATCGACAAGCAAAACGACAATAAAAACCAAGCATTCGTCAGCAACATTGATTTTGATAGACTTATCAATGACTTGGCAAGTGCTGAACGGCTTTGGAACGAATATTTAGAAATGGAAGATGAAGATTTGATGGTGCTTCTATGAGCAGATACCGCGCTGTATATGACCGCAAAGGCTTGCTGGCTGAGTATCAGGATGACGAGCTAGTATGGGTTCGTGAAGAACTCGACAAACATACAAAGTCTGGCCACCAGATTATGCTTGACATTCAACCCTATAAGAGCATGGTTGACGGGAGTATGATTACTTCGCGTTCCAAGCATAGAGAACATTTACGCCAGCATAACTGCATTGAGATCGGAAACGAGACAATGCTGAACACCCCGCCGCCGATACCGACCA